ATTTTGAAAGCAAGGAAGAGGGCGTAAACGACACCATCGAGTTTGTGGTCCGTGTGGCGATTGTCACGCTGGCTGCTGTGATCCTTGTTGTGGTGCTGGCTCTCGCTGTTGGCCTGTTCGTGCCGAATGAGATGGTTGACAGCACGGCTATCCTTGAGACGATTAACCCTGCATTCCAGACGGTTATTGGTGCGTTCGTCGGTCTTCTGGGCGGCCTTAGCCTCAACGCCAATGCGCGTGACAAGGAAGGGCCGCTTGAACTTGACGCGCCTGAGCCTGAAGCGCCTGCCCCTGCTCCCGTTCCTGCTGCCGCACCAGAGCCTGCGCCGGTTGCCCCTGTGGTCGAAGACGACGATGACGACGACGATATGGCCCCTTGGGAGAAATACCGCAACGATCTGCGCTATGACGCAAACGGCGATGGTGTTGTTGATGAAGAAGATTTCCCTGACTGGCGTAACCCGGCGGCATAAATGGCTGACAATCTCTCAACCGTCGAATTGATCGGCCAACTCTGGCCGGTCGTTCTTGCGTTTATCTCTCTGACCATTATCCTCGCTAAGATGGATGTCCGCCTTGGCGTGGTGGAGGAGAAGATCAAAACGCTCTTTGAATTGTGGAACAAGGGACAGGACCGATGAGCCTGATTAACCTACAGAAGAAGATCGGAGTAACGGCAGATGGCGCGTTTGGTCCGGGAACTTTCAAGCGCGCTGCTGCTTACTATAAGCTATCATCTAATCGCGCTGCGCATTTTTTTGCTCAAACGGCGCATGAAAGCGGCAACTTCAAGACGTTCTCGGAGAACCTGAACTACAGCGCCAAGGGCCTGCGGCAGATCTTCGGCAAATATTTCAAGACCGATATGCAGGCGCAGATGTATGCGCGCCAGCCACAGCGGATCGCCAATCGCGTCTATGCCAACCGCATGGGCAATGGGCCGGAGAGCAGCGGCGATGGATGGCTTTTTCGTGGACGCGGGGCGCTCCAATTAACTGGCCGTGAGACGTACCAAGCATTCGCCAACTACGTGCGGCGCCCGGACATCATGGACAACCCGGACATCGTTGCGACGGAACTCGCCTTTGAGAGCGCGCTCTGGTTCTTCGACAGGAACAAGCTGTGGTCGATCTGCGACAAGGGTGTCAACGATGCCGCTATCCTCGCGCTGAGTTCACGAATTAATGGGAGTAGCAAGCCTCATGGACTGGATGACCGCAAGGCTAAAACTAAGAAGTATGCTTCTTGGCGCGCTTGAAAGGATAAAGGGTCAATGCTCCCGTTTAATCCGCTTATGGGCTATGTGGCGGCAGGCACTCTTGTTGTTGGCGCAGTCGCCGGTTACAAAGTCCGCGATTGGCAGTGCGATGCCGCATATTCAAAGGCTCTGGAAAAAGCTGAAAAGCAACGTGCAGAAATGCAAAAGGCGGTAGACGATGTTTCGCAGGTTTACGAAGTCGAGCGGGATCAAGCCAATGTCGTGGCAACCGAACGCACCAACACTATTCGTGAAATATACAAAACGGCTCCTGCTGTGCCTGCTGATTGCACTCCTCCTGATGGCATTAGCGGGTTGCTCGAAAGCGGTATCCGTGACGCCAATGCCGCAGCCTCCGGTAAATCTGGCGTCGAATTGCCCGCTGCTTCCAGCGCCTCCAGCACTGCTGACTGATCCTGACCGGGCTGTCTGGGAAGCCGACTTGATTGCGAAATATACTGACTGCAGTGTCAAGCACCGCTTGACGGTTGAGGCTTGGAAGAAGGCTTTGGAAGCCAAGTAAGGGAGATTACATTGTGCCAGCACCAACATTCACAGATGAAGAGTTTATCTTAGCGTGGGAGCGCGGTGGCGGCAGTCCTGCAAAGGTTGCGACCATTCTTGGCATCAAAGAACGTGGTGTCTATTCTCGACGCGAACGACTTGCACAGCGCGGGATCATTCTGAAGAGCGTTCCAATGCAAGGTCCAAGCAAATGGACGGCGGATGACGCAGGACGCGCATACAAGCGGCAGATCGACCTCAACATTGACACAGGCACGGTCATTGCCTTCTCTGACGCGCACTGGTGGCCCAATCAGGCCCGCACGGTAGCCAATGAAGCCCTGTTGCTGCTAATTGAGGAATTGAAGCCCCGAACAGTGTTTGCAAATGGCGACTTGTTTGATGGTGCGCGGGTGAGCCGTCATGCGCCACTTGGCTGGGCTGAGTTGCCGACAGTCAAAGATGAATTGGAAGTCTGCCAAGACCGCCTTGATGAGATTGAGCAGCGCCTACCGAAGGGCTGCCATAAGATTTGGAACGTCGGCAATCACGATGCCCGCTTTGATCGCGCTCTGTGCGTCAACGCTTCGGAATATGATGGCGTTGTGCAACGGCTGGAAGAGAAGTTCAGCCGCTGGGACTTCACATGGTCGACGATGATAAACCAAAACTTGATGGTCAAGCATCGCTATCACAACGGCATCCATGCCACATACAACAACACCTTGAAGTCTGGCCGCTCTATCGTGACCGGGCATCTCCATCGCCTCGCTGTGACCCCTTGGGCTGACTATAATGGCCGCCGCTATGGTGTCGACACAGGCACTCTCTCCAATCCGCATGGTCCGCAGTTTGACTATGCTGAAAACAATCCGTCGCCGCACACGTCTGGCTTTGCAGTCCTGACGTTCAAGGACGGCCTTCTCCTTCCTCCTGAGCTATGTGAGGTTATCAATGAAAAGGCATATTTCAGAGGCGAATGTGTATTCGACGGAGCAAGTGAAGATGACAATTTCAGCTATTGAATTTCTCGAAAGAGCAGCTGACTTGATGCTCGAACGAGCGCAGGAATACGATACACCAGAAGGCGAACGCAGCATGGACCGCACGGTCGCGGCCTTCAATGTCTTAACGGGAAACATCCTCAGCGAACAGGACGGCTGGCTGTTTATGCTGCTCTTGAAACTTGCGCGGCAGCAGCAGTCAGATACGTGGCATCAGGATAGTTCTGAGGATGCAATCGCTTATGCGGCGCTCATGGCGGAAGCGTGGCAAAACGCAGACAATGATGATATAGAGGTAATGTTTACGTTCAGCCTTGACGATGAAGAGTAGATATGGCCCTAGTTTCACTACAAATACCGGCAGGCGTTTTTCGCAACGGGACTGAGCTTCAGTCAACCGGGCGCTGGTATGACGTAAACTTAGTTCGTTGGACTGAGGGCGCGATGGAGCCTGTTGGGGGATGGGAACGTCGCGGAAGCGGGACTGTAACTGGCAAGGCCCGTGGCCTAATCACATGGAAGGCAAACGCTGGCGTTCGCTTCGCTGGGATCGGCACACCATCTAAGCTGTATGCTATGACGCAATCAAGCGGATTGGTGGATATTACGCCAGTTGGCTTTACTTCGGGGTCTGACGATGCTTCTACGGGCGCTGGTTACGGGATTAGCACTTATAGCACTGGCTATTACGGCACACCTCGCCCTGATGCTGGTTCTGTAACTCCCGCAACGACTTGGAGCTTTGACACTTGGGGCGAATATCTCGTCGGCTGCTCCACATCTGATGGCAAACTATACGAATGGCAGCTGGACGCCTCAACGCCAACTAAGGCCGCTGTAATCACAAACGCGCCAACAAGCTGTCAAGGGCTTCTTGTTACCGCTGAACGCTCAATGTTCGCTTTGGGAGCGTCTGGGAATAGCCGCCGTGTTGCATGGTCTGACCTTGAAAATAACACGATCTGGACAGCGGCATCAACAAACCTTGCTGGCTCCGTTGACCTTCAGACAACAGGCAAGATTATTTGCGCCAAGCGCGTTCGTGGTCAAAACCTGATCCTGACTGACATTGACGCGCACGTTCTAACATACGTTGGCCAGCCATTTGTATATACGGCTGAAATCGCTGGTCGCGCCTGTGGCGTGATCTCTGCAAATGCGGTGGCTGTTCTCGATAACGCTGCCGTGTGGATGGGTCAGCGCGGTTTCCATATCTATGATGGCTACGTGAAGCCGTTGCCTTGTGAGGTTTACGATTACGTCTTCAACAACATCAACACGAACCAAATTTCCAAGGTTTACGCTGTCAACAATGCTCAGTTTAATGAGGTTTGGTGGTTCTATCCGTCGGCCAACTCAAACGAGAACGACAGCTATGTTGCGTGGGATTACGTTGAGAACCATTGGACAATCGGCAGTTTGGCCCGCACTTGTGGGACGGACCGCAGCGTCTTCCGCAACCCGATTATGGTCGGGACGAACGGCTATATCTATGACCATGAAGTCGGCCTAAACTACGATAGTTCGCTCCCTTACGCTGAGAGCGGCCCTGTTCAGATCGGCAACGGCGACAACATTATGTATGTCAACGAACTAATCCCGGACGAACGCAATCAAGGCGGTGTCGTGGCGACGTTCAAAACCCGCTACTACCCAAATGCCGAAGAAACGTCTTACGGGCCTTACACGCTGGCAAATCCGACATCAGTTCGCTTCAATGGGCGACAGGTAAAGATGCGGGTAACGACAACCAGCCCGCCGACTGATTGGCGCGTCGGAACGCAGCGTCTAAATGCGATTGCTGGGGGGCGTAGGTGAGCCTGAAACTTCCTCCGCCAACGCAGAATTACAATTTACCCTATGAGGCGCAGCGCAACCGTCTTCTTGAGGCGTCTGCTGCTACTGCATACGTTAAAGGCCAAGACGTTGGCGTCTATCAGCCTGCAAAGCTGATTGTTTCTGATGTGTCGTTTGTCCAGACCGACACGCACACGCCGACAACGGGAAGCCTCTCGTGGAATACGCTAGACGCCACTCTTGACCTTGGGATGGAATATGGCGTTGTCCAGCAGATCGGTCAGGAGACATACGCCCGCGTTGAGAATATGACTGGATCGACACTGGCAAACGGAACTGTTGTCGGGTTCTCTGGTGTTGGCGCGAACAATGTGCTTTCAGTCACAAAATATCTGGCTGATGGCTCTACCCCGACGCTCTACATTCTCGGTGTTCTAACCCATGAACTGCCAGACAGCGGAGAAGTTGGCTACTGCACGACATTTGGCCACGTTCGCGGGATCAATACAAGCGGCTTTAGCGTTGGCGATATTCTCTATGCCTCACCCACAACGGCTGGGGCGTTCACGAATGTAAAGCCAACAGCGCCAAACAACGTGGTCCCGGTTGCAGCTGTGTTGAAAGTCGGAACAACCGACGGCGAGATCTTCGTCCGACCTGCGATTGAGCAGCAATATTACTACGGTCAGTTTACCCACAACACAACGGTCACGCCAGCCGCGGCTAACACGGCCTATGCTCTGGCATGGGACACAACGGTGATCTCCGAAGGCATCTCATTGACTGGCAGCCCGACGACCCGCCTGACGGTCGCCCATAGCGGTCTCTACAACTTTGCAGCGCGCATCCAGTTCTCCGCGTCAAACTCTAACCTCAAGGCGGGCTGGATGTGGCTCAAGAAAAATGGAACGACCAACATTGCGTCAAGCACGGCGGTTGGCTCTTTGAAGGACAGCGGTGGCTATACCGTCCTCGCCATTAATGACTTCGTTTCTCTGGCGGTGAATGATTACGTCGAGTTGTTCTACGCGGTTGACGACACGGGACTGAAGCCGACGAATGTTGCAGCGACAGCGTTTGCACCAGCATCCCCGACCGCCCATGTGGCCGTAACGCAAGTTCAGCAGTGATGGTCGAAGAGTTTATGCGCTGCCAGCCGTACATCGAAGCGGCACTGGAATACACCAAGGGGACGCATACGATCCGTGACATCTGGGACGGCATCGCAACTGGTAATTTTCAACTGTGGCCGGGTGAGAAGTCGGCTGTTGTGACTGAAATACAAATCTTCCCAGAGAAGAAGGTGATGCACATCTTTTTGGCTGGTGGGGACTTGGATGAGCTTCTCGTTATGGAGAAGTCAGTAAGAGCGTTTGCTGAAACTATTGGCTGTAATTCAATGTCAATATCTGGTAGACGAGGTTGGGTTAAGATTTTCGCGGGCGATGGGTGGCAAGAGGTTTGCACGACAATCGCTAAGGAGCTTTAAGTATGTCTAAGGGCGGTCAGACTGCAACGCAGCAAACGACGCAGCAGCTAAACCCATTTGTTCAGGATTTGCTGACCCGTGGCTTTCAGGCCGCGCAGCAAGTGTCCTCAATCCCGTATCAGGCTTATCAAGGGCCGCGTATCGCTCAGTTCCGCCCGCAGGAACAGCAGGCTTTTGGAATGGCTGAACAGGCTGTTGCTAACCGCATAGGCGCTCCTCAACTTGAACAGGCCACACAGGCTGCACAGCGCGCCGCTGGCTACTCTCCTGCCCAGTTCCAGACTGACGTGCAGGGCTTCATGTCGCCCTATCAGGAAAACGTGGTTGACGCGACGATGCGCCGCCTTGCTCAGTCCCGTGCAGAGCGTGATGCGGCAACAAAGGCTTCTCTGGCAGCCTCTCGCGCATTCGGTAATGAGCGCCGTGGCGTCTATGAAGCACAACTTGCTGGCGAACAGGATTTGAACACTGCTCAGACGCTGGCAAACCTCTACCAGCAGGGCTACGGTCAGGCTGCGGGTCTGGCGTCCAATCTTCCCACTCAGCAGCTTGCAGGCGCATCGCAGTTGGCAGGCTTCGGAACACAGGCACTGTCTCAGGAACAGGCCCGTCAGCAGATGCTTGCGGGCGTCGGTCAGGCCCAGCGTGGCATGGCCCAGCAGAACCTCGATCTGGCGTATCAGGACTTCCTCGCACAGCGCGGTTATCCAGTTGAGCAGCTTAAAATTCTGCAGTCTGGGATTAGCGGAACGCCTGCGCTTACATCAACAACGCAGACTAGCACGGCTCCGGGTCAGGGCTTCCTTGGCACGGCTGGCGACATTCTTGGTGTTGCTGGTGCTGCTAAGTCACTGTTTGAACCATCATCGGCTGGTATTCTGGCAAAAGCTCTTGGGATTAAAATCTAATGTCATTCCTGTCTTCACGAGC